CAGTGAGTACAAACGAAGACCAGGTAAACAAAGGCCGAAAGGCCAAGCAGCTACTTGAGGATGAAACCCTCAATAATGCAATTGCAAAATTAGAAGGCGACCAACTTTGGCTGTTTCGATCATCGAAGCCCGAAGAGTCTGTGAAGCGCGAGACAGCGTGGTGTATGTTGCAGGCCATTGATGGTTTGCGGCAAGAGTTGGTCAAGATAATGGACAACGGAAAAGTCGCACAAAACGCTATTAGCAAATCACAGAAAAATCTAATTTAAGAAAATACTATGGCAGAAATACAAGCAATGAATATGGCCGATGCGGCCAGTGCTATCTCGGCAATGTTGGCCCCCGAACAGGGACAAGCAGAACTTGACGAGACGCAGCCAGCCGAAGAGTCCGAAGAGGATTCTGAGGCAGCGGCCTCTGAGGAAGATGACTCTGGTGTGGAAGACGCGCCAGATGATGAATCTTCAGAGGAACAGTCAGGGGAAGAGGAAGAGCCAGATGAGCAAGAACAGCAGCAGACTTTCACTGTAAAAGTTGACGGCAAGGAAGTTTCTGTCACGCTAGACGAACTTCAGAAAGGCTACTCCAGGACTCAGGACTACACTCGGAAAACGCAGCAGATTGCCGAAGTGCGAAAGCAAGTCGAGCAAGAGACTTATGCAGTCCGAGCCGAACGTGAGCAATATGCTCAATTGTTGGGAGCATTGCAAACCCAGCTTCAGTCTTCAGAGCCTCAAATCGATCTGGAACGTCTGTATCACGAAGACCCGATTGAGTGGGTGAGGCAAAAGGAAGTCATGCGGGAGAGACAAGAGAAACTTGGTGCTATTCAGTCCGAACAGCAGCGACTTTATCAAGTGTCCCAGTATGAACAGCAGCGCGCCATGGAAGCCCAACTTGCTAGCCAGCAAGAAGCTCTCTTGGCAGCCTTGCCCGATTGGAAAGACCCCAAGAAGGCAAAGGCCGAAAAGGCGCTGGTGATTGAGTCTGCTAAAGCAGCAGGCTTTACCGATGAAGACTTGAAGAGCGTTTACGACCACCGACTGGTCTTGTTGTTGCGTAAAGCAGCACTGTTTGACCAGATGGTAAGTAAGCGCCAAGGCATTAAGCCTGTGGTGAACAATGGCCCACGACCAGCCAAGCCTGGAGCAGCTGGTCGGGTTTCGACAACAACTGAGAGTATGCGAGCAAAGCAGCGTCTTGCAAAATCTGGTCGCATCGATGATGCGGCTTCTGCAATTGAACTTTTATTAAAGTGAGAAAATTATGGCTATCGTAAGTAACACGTTCTTGACCTATTCGGCCAAGGGCATCCGCGAAGACTTGAGCAATGTGATCACAAACATTGCACCCGAAGAAACCCCTTACATGAGCAATATTGGCCGTGAAAACGTGTCAAACAGCTTGTTTGAGTGGCAAACAGACACATTGGCCTCTGCTGCTGCAAATGCACAGCTTGAGGGTGATGATGTTGCATCATTTGATGCTGTGACTGCTACTGTGCGTTTGCAAAACTATGCACAGATTTCACGCAAGACAATCATCTTGTCAGCTACTGAAGAAGTGGTGAACAAGGCTGGCCGTCGCAGTGAATTGGCTTATCAGATCGCTAAGCGCGGCTCTGAGTTGAAGCGTGACCAAGAGTTTTCCATGTTGAATGGTGCTGTGGCCGCTGCTGGTGATTCGACTACTGCCCGTGCTTCTGCCTCTTTGGGTGCGTTTATCAAGACGAACACAGACAAGCAGACCAATGGTACTGATCCATCTTACACAACGCTGCCAAACAGCGCCCGTACAGATGGCACAGTGCGCACATTCACTGAAACCATTCTCAAGAATGTGATTCAGAAAGTGTGGACTGCTGGTGGTACACCTAAGATTTTGATGTGCGGTCCTGTTAACAAACAGCGCGTGTCAGGTTTCTCTGGTATTGCTTCCAGCCGTTTCAACATTGATGGCGGTGCAAAGCCTGCCACATTGGTCGGTGCAGTTGACATTTATGTCTCTGACTTTGGCAATGTCCAAGTTATCGCCAACCGCTTCCAGCGTGAGCGTGATGCATGGGTGATCGATCCTGACTATGCCAAGATGACTGTGCTGCGCCCTTACCAGCAAGTCGAATTGGCCAAGACTGGTGACGCTGAAAAGCGTATGCTGATCGTTGAGTGGGGTCACAAAGTGTTGGCTGAAAATGCCCATGGTTTGGCCGCTGACTTGATCACTTCTTAATCGAAGCAAACTGAAAGGGCCAGGGAAACTTGGCCCTTTTTTTAACATGATTCACAAAAGACTATTAAGCGAAAACAAAGATCAAGGCATCAAACGCTACTGGCATGAAAACCCAGAGACTGGCGATGTGACGATCCAAACAGAACAAGATGTCACAGCGGTGATTGAGGCCAACAAGGCCATCTATAACGCTGTGGATGAGAAAGCCAACTGGACTGGTGAATGGCACTTGGTGGCATCCATCCCCGAATCCCTTTATTACAAGATGAAGGCCGAGGGCAAGATCGATGACCAGGAGTACATGAAAAAATGGCTCAACGACTCCGACAATAAATTTTTTAGAACTAGACCTGGGAAAGTATGAATTACATTGCAGTATGCACACCGGCCCGTGATCAGGTCCACACAAATTACACATATTGCATGGTCAATATGGTGGCTTATCACACACTCAATACCGAAGACGCTATCAGTCTGAAACTGATGCAAGGCACGATTATCCAAAACCAAAGGGCTGACCTTTGCTTGGATGCCATGGCCGAAGGCTGCACCCATATCCTTTTTATTGACTCGGACATGACATTTCCGCAAGACATGGTCCAGCGGCTGCTCAAGCACGACAAAGAAATTGTGGCTGCCAACTGTGCCAGGCGCAGAATGCCAACTGGCCCAACTGCCCAGAACTATGACGAGAATGACAAGCGTATTCCGGTCTATACCATGCCAGATTCCACCGGATTGGAAGAGGTGGGAAGCATTGGAACGGGCATAATGCTGATCAAGCGCGAGGTGTTTGAGGGCATGAGTGAGCCATGGTTTGATATGCCGTGGCAGACGACACGGGGCTACATGGGTGAGGATGTGTTCTTTTGTAAGAAAGCTCAAGAGCTTGGCTACAAAATCTACATCGACCATGACGTTTCAAAAGAAATTGGCCACATTGGCACATTTGAATTTCGCCATGAACACACTTGGATTGTGAAAGAAGAGATGGACAAAGAGGCGAAAGATGGCACTTAGTACATATACAGAACTGAAGACATCCATTGGTGACTGGCTTAACCGGTCGGACCTGACTTCTGTCATTCCTGACTTTATCTCTCTGGCCGAGGCGCAAGTGGAGCGAACACTGCGCACCAGGCAGATGATCGTCAGGGCTAATGCGTCTTTTGATGCGCAATATGGCGCTGTGCCAAGTGACTTTTTGGAGACCAAATCCCTCAAGCTCACAAGCACAAACCCCCAGACCCCATTGGAATTTTTGAGCATTGATGCCTTGGACAACAAGGCGGCTGAATACACTGGAAGTGGCAAGCCTAGATTCTTTGGTGTGGTCGGTGGCCAATTCCGAATTGTCCCGACACCAGACGCAACATATACAACTGAGTTGACCTATTACGCTAAGTTGACAAAGTTATCAAGCAGTGTGGCCACCAACTGGCTTTTGACATCAAACCCTGACATTTATCTGTATGGCGCATTGCTCCAGGCTGCACCATACTTGCAAGATGATGCGAGAATCCAGACATGGGCAACACTCTATGAGCGAGCCTTAAATGACGCGCAAACTGCCGATGATCGCGGTGCATCTTCTGGTGGTGCATTGCTGACCCGTGCAAAGACTTTTGGATAAGGACTGATATGTCATCTTTTACCGATTACACCGAAAACCTAGTTTTGAACTGGGTGTTCACCACAAATTCTGCAACACGCCCTACTGCCTGGTATGTTGGCCTATTCACGGCTGCACCAAGCGACACGGGTGGTGGTACTGAGGTGTCTGGCAATGGCTACGCACGGGTGGTGACTGGAACAATTTCCGGCTCTGGCACGGCCACGACATTTACCAATGCAGCGGCCATCGAGTTTGCAGCTGCCTCCGGTGGAAACTGGGGATCAATTGGCTGGGCTGGCATTTTTGATGCATCTACTGGCGGCAACCTTTTAGCCTGGGCGCCATTGACCACAGCTCGCACAATCAATTCTGGCGATGTCTTGCGCATTCCAGCCACATCTTTGAGCATTACATTGGCGTGATATGGCCACTTATGGATCGGGGAATTTTGGCGCTGGTCAATACTCTGATCCAAGGGTAGGCTACGGCTACGGCTCCTACGGGGCCGGAAATTACTCCAGAGGCTCATTCGAGCCAAGTGTGGCCATCAGCGCCACCAGCTCCATGGCTATTGAAGCCTCGGTAATCTCAAATGCCCAGTTTGAGATTTATGCCCAGTCCACCATGTCGGTGGATGCCACCAGATTCACATTTGCTGAAGTCCTGATATCTGACACAAGTACAGTCGCAATTGACGCAAGTGTCATTGTGTCTGTATCACTGGCCATTAGTGACACCAGCTCCATGGCCGTGGATGGGGTGCGCTATGCCATTGGCGCAGCCAGCATCAGTGACACAAGCACCATGGCTGTGGATGGTGTCAGATATGCCATTGGCGACATTGCCATCAGCGACACAAGCATAGTATCGATTGCAGCCACTAGGGTGGCATTTGGCGCGTTTGACATTGTTGACACATCGACACTGACTGTCTCAACAAATATTATTGGCAGCACTGGCTTTAATGTGGTGGCCACCAGCTCAATGGCAGTGGATGCGCAGCGCAGACAATCTGGTGCAGTGGCATTTACAGAATCGTCATCTATGGCGGTCAATGCAAGACTAAAATGGGAAGACGAAAACGACACGGCAGAAACATGGAATCCGATTTCTGACAATTCAGAGACCTGGACACCAATATCTGACCAATCAGAAACATGGACTGCAATTTCAGATTCAAGTGAAACTTGGACCGCAATTGCCGATAATAGTGAAACTTGGCAAATAGCCGCATAGGGGTAAATATGGCAGATACAACCACCACGAATCTATTGCTGACCAAGCCAGAGGTCGGTGCATCCACAGACACTTGGGGAACAAAGATCAACACCGATCTGGACAGCATTGACGCATTGTTTGATGCCGGCCCAGTGTTGAAGGTGGCCAAGGGTGGCACGGGAATATCCAGTTTTGGGACAGGAATTGCCACTTTCTTGGGAACTCCAAGCAGTGCAAATTTAAGGTCTGCTTTGACAGACGAAACTGGAACTGGCTCTGCTGTATTTGCTACATCACCTACTTTGGTGACTCCGATTCTTGGAACACCAACATCAGCAACGCTGACCAATGCGACTGGTCTTCCTTTATCTACAGGCGTAACA